AAAAGGGTGGAAAACCACCATATTATAGAGCAAGAATGCGAAAGAAAGATTTACAATTTATTAAAACTGAAGCTGATTTAAAAGATACAATAGATGATAGTGTGTTTAGTAAAGACTTTTTATTTCCAAATGAAGAACATACATTCCTAGATATATATAAAAACAATATTACAGATACAATTAAAAAAGAAATCAATAAAACCATTAAAGGTTTTGCTTGGTTAATGGTGAACATATCTAATAAATGTAATATTAATTTTAGAGTTAGAGATGATTTTAAAGGATACAATGCAAGAAACTCATATTTTAATTTAAACTTTAATCTTGAATCGCAAGGGGATAACTTTGAACTTGATTTTGATTTTGACTTTAAGGTAGCCAAAGGAAACAAAAAATTATTTGATGAGACGGACAATTTAGATTTTGGGACAAAAAGTAAGTTTCACATAAAAGATAACATAAACAAATACAATTTTTCTGAGGAAGTTAATGAATTATATTTAGACGGAATAGACTATGAGAAACACAAAGTTAATTACAAAAGAGTTCCATTAACAAATCAATATTAAAAAAAATACATTTTACAGATTAACAACACTATTTATTTATATCTAAAAGGTTATTCACTATGAAAACAAAAACACTATTTGACCACATAAAAGAAATTACAAATTCACAGAACCCAAACTATTGGGAAGATATTTCTGACGCTGATAAAAAGACTTGGTCAAATTATATGGTTCACAGGTTTCTATCAATGAAACCAGAGTGGATTGAGGTGGTGAATGAAATACAACAATACTGGGAATTAGAACCTAAATCAGTTTATCAATTCTACACCAATGTAATTCCTAAGAGCAGAACATTTCTAAGATACACAAAATCTAAGAAGAAATCAAAGATAGAAAATTGGGCAATGGATATATTATGTGAATATTTTGAAGATAGTTCAGAAAATATTGAAAAAACACTTGACATTATGGGCAAAGATGTTGTATATTCAATTGTATCCAAATATGGTGTAGACGAAAAACAACTAAAAAAAATATGGAGTAAATAATGATTAAAGACGCACCAACAAGAGTTATTGATGATGTCGGTCAAGAATATGACCCGACAGAAGTAGAAAAAGAAATGGTGGACACACAAGATGTCGTAAGATATATGGAGAGAACTTATCCTGAAATGACTGGTGAGTTCCTGAAAATACAATCAGAACAATATGAATTATTTTGTAGAAAACAATATGATTATGGCCCACAAAATATAGCAGTCGGAACAATTCTAAAAACACCAGAGGACATTAAGTTATCATTGTTGGGTTTATGGTTCAGAATGAACGACAAGATAGAAAGAATGAAAACATTATTATTGAGAAACGGAGAGAACTCAGTTGAGGGAGAACCCGTAACTGATAGTTTTTCAGATGTATCAAATTATGGAGTTATGG